GAGATTGACGATCTGGAACGAACAAAGGCAGTGATGGTCAATGAAACGGCGAGAAAGGCAATCGATTTGCACATAGAGAATTTAAGAAGGGAAATCCATCGATTGGAGGAATGAGCGTGGATAAGAAAGCAGCAATGAAACGAATTGCTGAATTAACCAAGTCAGAATCTTGGCAAGAAGACAAGGAAATAGTTGCAGAAGTCCAAAGGATCGGCAAATCAATGTGGGCTGAAAAAACCAAACGGAGAACACCGAGAAAGATTGCAATCTGGCATGGTGATCGAATTCTAGTAACAGGTACTGCTGAACAGTTATCTGAAATTACAGGTCTGAGCAAAAACATTATTTGGGATAGAGCTAGGAGTTTATGGATTGATTCAAAAGGACGACAGTTTAGGTATATGGAGGAGAAAAAATGAACGAACTAATCACAAAAGTAGAGAAGTGGGCAAAAGATAAGGGATTGGATCATGCGGATCCAAAAGCACAGTTTTTGAAAGTAGCTGAGGAATTCGGGGAAATCGCTTCAGCAATGGCAAGAAGTAATGATGAGTTATTTAAAGATAGCGTAGGAGACGTAATCGTCACTCTGATTATCCTTTCCATGCAAAAAGGGACAAATGTACAAGAGTGTTTAGAAATGGCGTACAACGAAATCAAAGGACGCACAGGGAAGATGGTAGATGGTGTGTTCGTGAAGTCGAGTGATTTGGAGGATGTGAAATGAAATACGAAATAGCACTAAGCGAAGCAGACGTTCAGTCAATTATTAATGGTCGAAAAGTTAATAAAAAACTTTCTGATGGTACTGAAATAGTTATCAGACAAAGTTATTTGAAAGATACGGCAGCTCCAGTATTAATTGACCGTTTTAACGTGACTGATTCAGTGATAGAGAACCGCTTAAAAGAATTTCGGTCAAGTATAGGCGATACTTTCAGATTAGGGAGTTGATTGATTATGAACGATAGACATCGTAGAGTAGCGAAACTCAAGAAACAAGAATTGAATGTATTGAAGGCAAAGTTTGAAAAAGAATACGGAGTTTCTGTAAAAGAAGCATATAAAGTTTTGAGTCAGTGTGTTGCTGATGCAAGTGATGCTATTCGTAAGTTTGGAATTTCGATATTAAGTGATGATCGTAAATGGGAGGATACAGAATGGAGATTTATGTAGTAAGGTTCGGGAATAAATTTTATAGAAGTGATGAACGCTCTATAGGGGCTAACACATTATTCATTGTAGACATACTCCAAAGTGCGAGATGGTTTGATAATCTCGAAGAAGCTAACCAAGTTTCACGACGATTTGGTGGATTAACGCAAGTATATGAACTGGTCACTGTCGATCATGAGGAGGTAGAGTAATGAAACTAAAAGACGGATTTTACGCTAGCAGTCACGGTATCGGCGGTTTAATGCTAGATATGCCGACAAAGAATCCTAAAACACGTAAGAAGCCAAAAGCCAAAGTCGGTGACGTGGTTCGCTGCGAAGCAGAAGGGTTCATCTATCCATTTCGTGGATATGTAGAGCATGTCTATAATCACTCAGCAATCATTCGCATTGAAAACACGATGGAATGTGATAAGTGGTTAGCGAAAAGCAAAGAGAATTTAGCTGTAGCGAGATTGGTGGATATGGAACTAATCAATGACAAATAAAAAAGCCGGATCGCTCCGACTGATGTAATAAATCCGACAAGTTTATTATATCACATAAAGGAGCGGTTTGACTTGATGCAATTGTTACGAGAGGTAGATTTCAAACAGACAAGATGTAATGCGAGAGATGTGCTGAAGAACTTTCGGCGTTTGGAGCGGATGGCAGGTCGCTCTTTGATAGATATTAAGTCGCCGATTATTACGGATATGCCGAAGGCACCGAAGCACGGCAATAAGGCAGAAGACGCGATCATTCAGATGATGGATATAGAAGCGGAGAGAGACGCGATTTTAGCAGCCTTGATGGCTCTTAGTCTGATTAGTCGTCAGATACTCTACTACAGCTTCTGTGACGTAAACAAGCACTCTAATTATGAAATAGGGCAATTGATACGAGGATACGGAGAGAAAAATGTAGAGAAGCTGAAATCCATCGCATTGATCGAATTTGCAGAAGCGTATAAAAGAGGTTCGCTGATTGCGTACCTATAAAAACGTAGGGTTTTTGTAGGGATAGTGTAGGGTTTTTGAGTGTTTTAACGTGATATTATGATAGTGTCGAAAGATTAGTGATAGGTCTGAGACAAAATAATAATAAAAGGAACATCGTTTTGTTATTGTTTCACAATTAAGCTTCGATAGACAGCAACGGAAATATTAAGAATAAGGATGTGAATTTTAACTCCTTCTAAATTGTTCTTATTATCTATCATCCGTTGCTGTCTATTAATTTATGTATTGGAGTTTATATAAAAAGCATAACGCTTCTGAAAAAAATGATCACCTGAATAATTTAGTAAACTAAAGAAACGAAGGTATTTATTCTCAAAGAGCCTGAAGATGGAAAAATTTAAGAATATCAAATATAACTTTAATCGATTATAAATTCGAATTAAACCCAAAAAAAGAAGCTCATTGAGCTTATAGAAGAAAGCAAGGCTTCCATAATCAATGAGCAATAGTCAACTAATTAATTTCAATACTTTTAATAGCAGAAGTTTTATAGACGACTGTATTGCTTGCGTCAATATCATCTGAAAATGTAAAGAAATCACATGAAGAAAATAGTCCCATGAACCCTACTAATGGAGATGAGGTTTGGACAGAAACAATGGGATTAGATTCTTTCAAAGGGAAATTTTGATAGATTATTTTTGAGTAAAATATACTATCTGCTTTAATCGATTCCTTATCATTTTGTATGCATGTTAGAAGAGTGTTTTCGTTAATTTCAAGTTTTTCACCATCTGTCATGGTAATGAATATTTTGTCAGCCATATATGTATCACCACCTTTTAATTTATTTCAGCGGACCACTCGCTGATAACTAAAATTATACGCTTAGTATTTATTTTCACAATATTAATTTGTCACTGTGGCGGAAAGGGTAGACGCTAAGCATGTGTGCTAGGTCAATGCTTCGGCAACCATGCAATGTTCGATTCATTGCCAGTGACTTCGGGTTTGTGTTAATCCCAAACTACCAGTTAGTAAAAACACAAAGATATCTGGTGCATAGCAACTGCTGACAGGAAAGTTGTTAATGTAAAGCGATTCGAACGGACTATACCTGACAGAGATGTCCTATTGTCGAATTGAGTATCAGAGCTGGAAACCTCAACTGATGCACCTGTCAATTAGCAACCGAGGGATGTGGCAGTGGTGAGGTGCAGGAAGTATTAGACTTGTCTGTGTGTAGGTTGCTATTACATATGAGATCACTCTTTGAGTGGTCTTTTTATTTTATTTAAAAGGAGAATAATTATATGAAACAATATACTACTAAAGATTTCGAGGAAATGAAGCAACTAAAGAAGGACTATGAAGAAGTTGATATGGAGCTAACTGTTGGAGTCATTCAACGAAGACTGCGGGTCGGATTAGAGACAGCAAAGGCTATTTACAATGATCTAAATGCTATTGAAGAGAAGAATGGCTAATGAGAAACTACTGGTATGTATCACTAACAAATAAATACCCGCACCCGAATAATGATGATCCAGTGAGGGTTGTACAATCAGTCCAAATCAAAAAGAAGTACTCCATCATTGAAATGACCAGAGAAGCTACACCGAAAGAGATCGATAAGTACAATCTTCGTTACTGTGGCCATGGATATTTTAGTGAGCAGAACATACAGACAAATATAAAAAAATATCATTAACATATAACAAAGGTGGTGATGGAAAATGAGTAAGTTGAATCCTAAGCAACAAGCCTTTGCTGATGAGTACATCATCACAGGCAATGCTTATCAGTCAGCGCTGAAAGCTGGCTATAAAGAAAACTACGCTAAGAACGCACAAGAAAAATTGGTGGAAAAAGGTGGAAAAGTATCCGACTACATTCAAGAGAAGCTAAAAGAAGTTCAAACTAAGAGGCATTTAACAATGGAAGAAGCTTTGGCTATTACTGCTTCTATTGCAAAAGGAGAACCACAACGCTTTGAAGTTGTTAAGAGAGATCCTTATACAAACGAAATCATAGAACGTGAAGTGAGTGAATATTCAGCAGGTTTCAAAGAACGTAACCAAGCACTTGAGCATTATTATAAAATAAACGCAGCATTTGTAGATAAGCAGAAAGTTGAAATTTCTGAAATACCTACTTTCATTGATGATATAAGTAGTGATGATGATGGCTAAAAAACTATCTGAATTTCTTCCGCCGAAGTTTCATTCAGTATGGAGAGCGACTTTAAATCAAGACATTCTTAATATAGTTTGTAAAGGTGGCCGGGGTTCAGGAAAATCATCAGATATAGCGCATATCGTTACTCAGTTACTTATGAGATATGCAGTGAATGCTGTAGGTATACGTTATGTTGATAATACACTTGAGCAATCTATTTACGAACAAATGAAATGGGCAATTGAGAAGCAGGGAGTATCGCGCCTATTTAAGTTTAATAAGTCACCACTTAAAATTACTTATCTTCCAAGAGGGAATTATATGATATTTCGTGGTGCTCAAAACCCAGAACGAATCAAGTCTTTAAAAGATAGCAAGTTCCCATTTGCTATAGGTTGGATTGAAGAATTAGCAGAATTTAAAACAGAAGATGAAGTCACGACTATCACGAACTCCCTTTTACGTGGAGAATTAGATGATGGTCTTTTTTATAAGTTTTTTTACAGCTACAATCCACCTAAGAGAAAACAATCTTGGGTAAATAAAAAATATGAGACTTCTTTTCAACCGGACAATACTTTTATTCATCACTCGACCTATCGAGATAATCCATTCATCTCTAAGGAATTTCTGAAAGAAGTTGAGGCAACTAGAGAAAGGAATCCAAGAAGGGCTGAGTGGGAATATGATGGAAAAGCTGTGGGGTCAGGAGTTGTACCTTTTGATAATCTACAAGTTAAGAAAGGTTCTATTACAGATGATATGGTTGCTAACTTTGATAACATCCGCAACGGTTTGGACTATGGATATGCAACGGATCCTTTAGCGTTCGTCAGATGGCATTATGACAAAAAGAAAAACGGTATTTATGCAATCGATGAAATTTACGGCGTGAAGATCAGCAATAGAGAATTTGCAAACAAAGCTAAATCTAAAGGTTACCAAAATGAGGAGATATTTTCAGATAGCGCAGAGCCAAAGAGTAATGCTGAATTAGTTAATGAACATGGCATGAAAGGAATAAAAGGCGTGAAAAAAGGACCTGATTCTGTTGAGTACGGTGAACAGTGGCTAGATGATTTGGCTTTTATTTGTATTGATCCACTACGCACTCCGAATATTGCTAAGGAATTCGAGAACATCGACTATCAAACAGATCGTGATGGAAATCCTAAGCCAAGGTTAGAGGATAAAGATAACCATACGATTGATGCGACAAGATACGCCTTCAACGAAGACATGTGGGCCAAAAAGAAATCAACCGTTACTAAAGAGCAGCGGAACAAAATCAGAAGAATGTTTTAAGGAGTGTGAGAAATGGATAAGGTAAACGAATTTGAATACGGTGCTGATATACATTATTCGAACGACGTGAACACAAATTATGTAAAGTTTAGCGTAGATTCCAATCTTCACTATAGGTTTAGCTCAGCAGAAGATTTACTTAACGATTTAGATACTTTAGCAGCAATGATAAAACATCATCATGAATATCAGGTAAAGCGGCTTAGTGTATTAGATGATTATTACAAAGCTAGAAATACAAATATCATGGATAACCGTAGACGTAGAGAAAAGGAAAAAGCGGATCATCGATCAGCACATAACTTTGGAAAAGTTCTTTGTACGTTTGATGTTGGGTACAACACAGGCAATCCTATAAAAGTGCAAATCGAGGACACAAATCAACAAAAAGAAATCGAAGAGTTTAATATTAATAATGACATAGATGGGTTAAATGCTGAACTCTGGCTTGATATGGATAAGTATGGGCGAGCCTATGAGATTATCTATCGAGATTCAGATGATACAGATTATGTTGATTTGGCTAATGTATTTGAAACGTTTGTTGTATATGATACTACAGTAAAACGAGAGCCTATTTTGGCTGTACGGTATCCTAAGACAAGATTCAACAAGGATGCTGATAAACAGTACATTCAACCAATCGTATACACAAAAGAAAAAAGTATCACTTATGATGAGACGACACTAACAGCAATTGAGTTAAAAAATCCCCAGGATGAACCGCATGAATATAAAGAGGTACCTATTACAGAGTATTCTCCTAATCGTTTTCGGATGGGCTTGTATGAAGATGTACTATCTTTGATTGATCTATACGATGCAGGGCAGTCTGATACCGCCAACTATATGACTGATCTAAACGATGCTCTTCTAGTTATTAGTGGTGATATTGAAGCAGCAGGACTATCCACAGAGGACGCCATCAAGCAGAAAGAAGCGAATATGCTTTTGCTTGAGTCTGGAACTGATGTGAACGGTAATAAAACAAGTGTGACTGCAGGATATATTTACAAACAATATGATGTGAACGGTGTAGAAGCATACAAAGACAGAGTACGCAAGGATATCCACGAAATATCCATGGTTCCTGATCTTACTGATGACAATTTTTCCGGAGTGCAATCGGGAGAAGCAATGAAATATAAATTATTTGGATTTGAACAAATGACGGCAACAAAGCAAAGGCTATTCAAAAAAGGCCTTATGCGGCGTTATCGTCTTTTATTTAGCCTAAAATCAAGTATTTCTGAAATGGATAACTCCGATTTGAAAGGCTTACGTGTAATATTTACGCCTAATCTACCTAAAGCCATTCTGGAAGAGTTGAAATCTTTGGTTGATGCTGGAGCTGAACTCAGTCAAGAGACGATCTTAGGACTCGCTTCTTTTGTTCCAGATGTACAGGCAGAGTTGAAACGAGTAAATAAAGAAACGCAAAAGCAGATTGGCATTTTTGATTCAGATGGTGAAGAAGTAATTAACAACAAAAAAGATGAAACAGGGGGGTGATTAAATGAACTCCCAAGAATATTGGATCAAACGGGAAAAGGAATGGCAAAAGCAACAAATTAAAGATGATAAAAAGCGCATGGCAGAAATTAAAAGTCGCATGCAATACGCACAAGATGCGATACAAAAAGAAATAGACGCGCAGTGGGACAGTTTCTCCAATGGCCAGAAAATCACTCGTAGCGAAGCGATGAAGCGTGCTAGTGAAATGGATGTCAAAGCATTCGCTCGCAAAGCAAAGAAGTATGTCAAAGAGAAAGATTTTTCTCCTACAGCAAACCAAGAATTAAAGCTATACAATCTTACGATGCGTGTAAATAGATTAGAGCTCTTAAAAGCTAATATCGGGCTTGAATTGATTTCACTGTTTAATGAATTGGATAAGTACTTTTCGAATGAATTAACAAAAGCTGGTTTAGCTGAATTGAAGAGACAAGCCGGTATTTTAGAAATGACTATTGCTTCAAGTGGATATGCAAAGCTGATAGAACTAGTAATAAACAGCTCCTTTTTGAGTGATGACGTGTCTTTTAGTGATCGCTTATGGATGTATCAATCTGAATTGAAATCAGAATTAGATAGGTTGTTAGTCAGAAGTATAACGATGGGGAAAAATCCCAAGCAACTTGCATCTAAATTGGCAGAATATTTAACAGCTGAAGGACGAGAAAACACTAAGTTCAACACTCAACGTTTGATGGTGACTGAAACGACTAGAGTTCAGGTAGGGATTCAAGAACGAAGTTATAGAGATGCAGGCATTACTCAGTACATCTATATAGCAGAACCAACGGCGTGCAAACTATGTATACCGTTAAATAATCAAGTTTTTGATGTTGCCGATATGCAGCCAGGAAGTAACGCTCCTAATATGCATCCATTTTGTCGATGCAGTACAGCACCTTATATAGAACGAATATCAAGCCGTTAACACAAATTAACGGCTTTTTATTGTGCCTTCTTACAGCTTACAGGCGTTAAAGAGAAAGCTATTTTCGGCTGACCGGCGTAACTGGTCAAATTTATCGGGTAGCGGCGTAACCGTGGAGGATTAATCATGAAAAAACGTTTATTTATGCCAATGAACTTACAATTTTTTTCTGAACCAGGAGATGGTGGATCTGGTGATGAGGGACAACAAGGAAACCTACCAGCTGGCTCACAAGAGACACCGACCGAAGCAAAAGAAGAAAACAATACTGGCAAAACAATTTCTCGTGATGAAGTAGCGAAAATGATCGCTGCTGAGACGAATAAAGCAAAAGCAGCGTGGGAAAAAGAACTAGAAGCAAAAAAAGAAGAAGCTGAAAAGCTGGCAAAAATGAATGCGGAAGAAAAACTACAGCATGAGTTGGAACAAAAAGAAGCTGAAATCGCTGAATTAAAGCGTGGACAGGCACTATCTGAAATGACGAAAGAAGCTTCTAAAATGCTGACAGATGCAAATTTACCACACGATGATGATTTACTTGGTCTGATTGTTTCTGATGATGCAGATGCCACAAAACAAGCTGTAGCAGTCATCACTAACTTTGCTTCTTTGATTAAGAGAGAAAACGCAAGACAAACACCACCAAATGAAGGTGGACAATTTACAGCATCGAAAAATACTAAAGAAACAGTGGCTAAACTAGCCGCTAAAAATCGAATTATCAAATAGGAGGAAAACTTAATGAAAAAGAAACAACTTTTACCAATGAACTTGCAAATGTTTGCTCAAACATGGGATCCAGATAATGTCTTGGTATATGAAACGAAAGAGGGAAAAATTCCTGATAAATATAATACGCTCATTTTGAGTGAAGTTATGGAAAATTCTAAGATCATGCAGTTAGCAAAATACGAAGAAATGACTGACAAAGAAAAGAAATTTGAATACTTTGCAGAAGGACCAGGCGCATACTGGGTGGGTGAAGGTGAAAAAATTAAAACGTCTAAACCTAAATGGATGCAAGCTACGATGACTGCAAAAAAACTCGGTGTCATTCTTCCGGTTTCTCGTGAATATTTAAATTATAAATTATCAGATTTCTTTGAGGAGATGCAGCCAAAAATTGCTGAAGCTTTCTATAAAAAATTTGATGCAGCTGCCTTATTAAATAAAGAAAACCCATTTCCTCAGTCACTAGACGAATCAGTTATTAGTGCGGGGAATGTGGTTGAAGGCGGATTGACTTATGATAATATCCTAGCCTTAGAAGACAAGTTAGCAGAAAATGAATTCGAACCTAATGCGTTTATTTCAAACCGAAAAAATCGTACAGAATTACGTTCTGCAGCTCAAACAGTCGGGTCAAATGTTGAGTTTATTTATGATCGCTCTGCTAATACAATTGACGGATTACCAGTAGTAGACCTTAAGTCTTTAGATAAAGGGACTCTTTACGCTGGAGACTTCAACTACATGTTTTATGGGATCCCATATAATATTTCATTTAAGATTTCTGAAGAAGCCCAATTGTCTACTTTAACTAATGAAGATGGAACCCCAGTTAACTTGTTTGAGCAAGAACTGATTGCTTTGCGTGCAACAATGGATGTTGGATTTATGATTGTAAAAGATGAAGCATTTGGGAAGATTTCCCCAAAAGCGTAACGCCTGCTACCGGTATTGTGCCAAATCAAAAGACATGGACCGGTAAAGTAGGCGATACTAAAACATTTACTATTTCAGCTGTGCCTGCAGATGCTAGCGATGCAGCTACTGTTGTTGCAGCTACTACAGCAACTTCAAGTGATGGAGCTATCGCAACAGTGACCAAAAATGAAAATGGTGGTTTTGATGGAACGATTGCAGCAGAAGGATCAGCAACATTCACATTTACTTCTGGAGAATTCACTACTTCAATCAATGTGACAGGTCAACCTGCTAGTTAGGAAGTAAAAATATGACGATTGCAGAGGATATTAAAAAACTTCTTAAAGGAACACTAGATGAAAAGCTTGAAGTTATTGAGCGAAGAACGAATGAGCGTATGAAAACCTTGTTAAATACGCAAGAAGTTCCTAAAGAATTTGAAACAGTTGTATATGAAGTATCGTTGAAAAGATTCAATAGAATTGGTCAAGAAGGTATGCAGTCATATTCTCAAGAAGGTTTATCTATGGCTTTTCCTGATTCGGATTTTTCAGAGTATCAAAATGAGATTGACGAATTTAAGCGTAAAGATCAGGAAGAGTTGTACAAGCCAAATCGAGGGAGGTTTAAATTTATATGAGATTTACAGATGAAATTATATTTGTTAAACGTTCATCTGACTCTAAATATGATCCAGATCTCGGTGAGTGGGTTGAAGGCAAACCAGAAAGAACAAGAACAGAGGCAAACGTGACGGATATTGGCACTGATAGAAGTGTGACTATTTTTGGTAGTGTGGAAGAAGGGGCGAAGGCCATTAGGACGCAGCCTCTTTTTTCTATCCCTACATTTGACTATATCGAGATTGAAGGAAAGACTTGGCAACAAAAAACAGCTAGAAATCCAGCATATAGAAATAGTTTAATTGTGCAAGAGGTGGTTCTTGATGAAGGCACAACTTGAATATAAAGGAATCGATCAGCTGATGCGACATCTGAGAAAAGCAGCAACGCTTAATGACGTTCAAAAAGTCGTGAAAAGTAATACTGCTGAAATGACTGAACGAATGCAAAAAGGTGCACCAGTGGATACAGGTTACTTACGAAGGTCAATAAACATGAATCTTTTAGAAGCTGGTTTAACTGGTATTGTAGGACCGACAGCAGACTATGCTCCTTATGTAGAATATGGAACTCGCTTTATGTCGGCCCAGCCTTATGTTAGACCAGCTTTTAATTATCAAAAAGTCAAATTTATGGCTGAAATGAAAGCCTTGGTGAAATGATGATTAAGACAAGAGATCAGTCGATTTTTGATGAACTTTTTAAAATATCCCAAGATAAACTCGGATATAAAACATACGATTACAAAACTTTAGAGGATGTTGGTTATCCTTTTGTGGAATTTGAGAACACTCAGACAATCCATGAAGTAAATAAAACTGACATTAAAGGGTCTGTGATTGTGGTTTTATCCGTTTGGGGATTACAGAAGAAACGAAAGCAGGTGTCAGATATGGCATCTGCTCTTTTTAATGAAGCTAGATTGATAGAAGCCACAGAAGGCTATTATTGGGCTTTAAATTATCAAGCAAGTGGAATTCAAGTGATGGACGACACAACAACCAATACGCCCCTAAAACGAGCGGTTGTCACACTTGAATTTAGAATTAGATAGGAGGAAGAACATGGAAGCATTAAAAGGTATTGATGTCATTTTGCTTTATCGCTTATTGAAAAAAGAAACTCAGGAAGCTGCTTGGAAAATGGCATTTCAAACAGAACACGAAAATGGTTTATCAAGAGATTCAGACTCTACAGTGACAAAAGACGGAAACGTTCAAAGTTTAAGCCCAGTTGAATATGATTTTTCGGCTACTTCAATAGTTGCCAAAGGCGATTCTCATGTAGATGAAATGAAACAAGCCTTATTAAATGGCGATATCATTGAAATTTGGGAAATCAACAAAGCAGAACAGGGAACAGATGATAATGCAAATAAGTACAAAGCTACTTATTACCAAGCATATGTGTCTGAATTTACTCCATCGGCTGCTGCTGAGGATAACGTTGAATTAAGTTTATCATTTGCAGTAAATGGTGTTGGTCAAGATGGATATGCAACCTTGACAGAAGATCAAGCCGATGTTGTTCAATATGCATTCAAAGATACCGTGAAAGCAACTGCACCAGGAAAATAAGAGGGCTTAGATGCTCTCTTTTTTATTTTAGGAGGATGAAAAACATTGAAATTAAAAATTAAAGGTAAAGAATATTCGTTTAAATTTGGCACTAAATTTGTACGTGAATTAGACAAAGTGATGCCTTTCATCGATGGAAATATGGAATTCGGAATGGGACTCTCAGCAAAAGTCTTACCGGAATTACGTTCTTATAATGTCAACACGTTGTCACGAGTCTTAGAAATAGCAAATAGAACAGAAGAAGAAACTATTACGTTGGATGAAATGGATGATTACATCGATGAAGTTAAAGACATCGAAAAATTGTTTGATGAAGTCCTAAAAGAATTGGCGGAGTCGAACGCGGGAAAGTTAGCGGTCCGAAACCTGAATCAGAAATTGAAAGAAGCGGAAAAACAACAAGCGGAATAGATTCTGCACTGGCATACGAACAAATTCTTATCAATTCTTTTCGATATTTGGGAATGACCAATATCTCAGATATCGAAAGAATGACGTTATATGAATACAACATTCGTATGACTGCAGCCCAGTTATCTTGGCTTGACAAAGAAAAGTTGATTCACGAATTAGCGTGGGCAAATCAGCAAGTACAAGCGGAGAAAAAAGTAGGCAAAAAGACAGTTCCTGTATATCGATCTTTTGAAGAATTCTTCAATTATCAAAAAATCGAAGATTCGATCATGGGAGTTTCCGAACTTTCAAAACAAGATAAAAAATTCCAAAGCTTACTAACTAAAGCTAATTCTTGAGGAAAGGAGGAAAATCATGGAACAATTTTCTGTTGAAGCCTTATTAAAAGCCACAGATAGTGGATTTGTAAAGACTTTTAAAGATGCGCAAGATGCTGTTAAAACTTTTGAAAAGAATTCAAATAGTATGACAACCGCTGTTGGTAAAGTGATGCAAGGTACTGGTGCCGCAATGACAAAGTATATTACCACACCTCTTATAGGAGTAGGCGTAGCAGCTGCTAAAGTTGGTGGTGATTTTGAAGCACAAATGAGTCGTGTAAAAGCTATATCAGGAGCAACTGGCGACACATTCGAACAGATGAAACAGCAAGCGATTGATCTAGGAGCAAAAACTGCTTTTAGTGCTAAAGAATCTGCTGCTGGAATGGAAAACTTAGCTTCTGCTGGATTTAGCGCGCAAGAAATCATGAAAGCAATGCCGGGTCTTTTAGACTTAGCAGCTGTATCTGGAGGGGATGTAGCTCTAGCTTCTGAAAATACTGCTACTGCTTTGAGAGGATTTGGTTTAGAAGCAAGTGAAGCAGGACATGTCGCTGATGTATTTGCTCGTGCTGCTGCGGACACCAATGCGGAAGTTGGAGACATGGGAGAAGCATTGAAGTATGTTGCTCCTGTAGCTAATTCAATGGGGATTTCTTTGGAAGAAACTGCAGCAGCTATTGGTATTATGAGTGACGCAGGCATTAAGGGTTCTCAAGCAGGTACAACGTTGCGAGGAGCATTGTCTAGGTTAGCAAGGCCAACCAAGGCTATGCAAGATACAATGGATAATTTAGGTGTTTCGTTTTATGATGCTGACGGTAAAATGAAACCTTTAAAAACTCAAGTAGAATTACTTAAAAAAGCTTTTGAAGGCCTGACGCCTGAACAACAACAAAATGCTTTAGTAACACTATATGGGCAAGAATCATTATCAGGGATGATGGCTTTGATTGATAAAGGACCTGATTCATTGGGCAAATTAACAAAATCTCTGAAAGATTCTGATGGTGCAGCTGACGATATGGCTCGGACCATGCAAGATAATATGAATTCTTCCATCGAGCAAATGTTTGGAGCTTTTGAGTCAGCAGCTATTGTGATTCAAAAGATTCTAGCACCATCCATCAGAAAAGTAGCAGATGCTATTTCTGGCTTAGTAGAGAAATTTGTGAGTGCACCAGAATCAACTCAAAAATTAGTGGTTGCCATAGGAGCAATTGTCGCTGCTATAGGACCGTTAATTTTTATGATTGGTTCAGTAATTATATGGATCAATAGGGTAAAAGTAGCTTTTAAAGCTTTAAGTGAAAGTTCAAAATTGTTTAGTGGATTAAGTAAAGCAATGGGTCTCCTTACAAATCCGGTTTTTCTGGTTATAGCTGCGGTAGCACTACTTGTTGTAGGTTTCATCTATCTTTGGAATACGAGTGAAGATTTTAGAAACTTTTGGATTGGCTTATGGGAGGGAATCAAGTCTGCTGTAAGCTCGGCAGTAGAATGGATCCAGAATGCATGGAAATCTACAGGAGAATGGTTTAACAATTTATGGAAGTCCATTAAAGAAGGCGCAGACAATGTTTGGACTACAATTCAAGAAGCCCCTGGGAAAGCGGCAGATTGGATCAAGAATAAATGGACTGAAACAAAAGAGTTCTTTTCGAGTATATGGGATGGCATCAAAGAAGCTGCCAGTTCCGCTTGGGAAGGAATTGTAAACATTCTAGCACCGTATGTTATTGCCATAAAAAATGTTTTTCAGCCAATGATTGATTTCTTTACGAACCTATGGTCTCAAATTGGATCAATCGCAGGCTCTGCATGGGAAATTATAAAAACTGCTGTAATGGGTCCAATTCTGCTTTTGATTGATTTGATAACAGGCAATTTTAATCAGTTAAAAGAAGATGCTTCGATGCTGTGGACTACATTAACTACAAATATCCAAAACATTATTACGACGTTTGTAGATATAGTTGTTGGTTATTACACAGCCTTAAAGGATACTGTGATAAATATCTGGAATGTGTTAACTTCTACCATCAAAGATGTGTGGAATTCTTTTACTACATGGATCAAAGAGACAACTAACAATATTGTAAATAGTATTAAACAGGGATGGAATAACCTAAAACAAGGGACAATCGATCTGTTTAATAATATGATTCAAGGAGCGAAAGATTTATGGAATTCTTTCAAAGCTTGGTTTATTAATCTAGTTATTGGAACTAAGGATAACATCATTCAGGGATGGGAAAACCTAAAACAAGGCACTATAGATACTTTCAACAATTTAGTAAGTGGCGCTCAAGAAGTGTGGGATAATTTAGTAAATGCTGTTAGTGATACTGTTGATAGAGTAACTGGCTGGTTTGATAACTTGAAAAATATCGATTTACTAGCAGCCGGAAAAGCCATCATGGATAGTTTTCTAGAAGGGTTACAAAATGCATGGAAATCTGTGCAAGATTTTGTTGGAGGTATTGGTGATTGGATTCGTGAACACAAAGGACCTATCCAATACGATAGAAAGCTATTGATTCCAGCTGGTCAGGCTATTATGAACGGTCTGAATAAAGGACTGACAGGAGGATTCAATGACGTACAGAATACTGTTGGAAGTATGGCAGACTTTATCGAGGAACTTTTCAATGCAAATCCTGATGTAGATATAGCTGCAAATCTGAAAAATGCAAATAAAAACATTGGTGCACAAGTTGAACATAAAGTAAATATGGGCGGCTCTACTAAACCAGCTGTATTTAAATTCAATCTTGGAAGACAATCGTTTAGATTGTTTTTAGACGATATTGCACAAGCTATGGGCGAAGGTGCAGACATTAATCTAGAATTTTAGGAGGGAATATTTTGGATCAGCGAGAAAATAAAATGTACTCATTCAAAGATACAACTATTAATCTCAATAGTTCTGAACGATTCCTTCCAACGTCTGCCATGATGTACGATGGAATGTATTTAGAAGATTTGATTGAGGGGTATCAAACACTCACGGTGGAAGGTAGAGAAATGCTTTCTGTAGAAGTTGAACAGCAAGAGATACAAATTGGTTCAATCATTACAAATCAGAAAATACCTTCAAGAACACTAAAAATAACATACAAGTTGGAAGACAGAGATCCAGAAAAACTACAGTTTAAATTCAAAGAGCTGTTGAATTATTTATACCGGAATGAAGACGTGGAAATTAGGTTTCATGATGAATTAGATTATTATTACTACGGTCGCTATACATCAACTGATACTGTTCCAGGAGACTCCAACTCGATTATTTCGAGTTTTAATGTATTCTGTGCGGATCCACTAAAGTATACGAAAGAATGTGTTAGTGATGGCTATATTGGAAATCCGATACAGTTTCCTATAACACCAAGAAAAATTGAAGTCACTTTATCCATGAATAATTCAATCAAAATTACAAACGGAGAACAAAATATCACGATAACTGATGCGGCAATAAAAACAGGAGACGTGTTGGTTTTTGATTTTTCCGATGAGCAGGTAACTGTAAACGGAGAAGATTGTACTTCTATGATTGATTTAGAAAGTGATTTTGAGAACTTTTATCTTAAGCAAGGTCAGAAGATAACTAGCAATAATGGGAAGCTTAAAATATTCTATAGGGGGGCGACAATTTGAGTGAGACAGTTTATTTCTTTGATCACTTGCAAAAACTTATTAAAAGGAAAAATACAAGAAGTTTGATTGAAGTCTCCCAAGAAAAAGAAATTAGTTCTGATAAGAGCGATCTAATGAAAGATACTCTATACGTTACGACAAAATATGATAAAGAAATAGAGGATGCAAGATATATGGCGATTCGTGAAAACGAGTCGTCTTTTTCGTTGTATCGAATTACTAAAGTTAGCGACCCATCTGAAACATTAGAGTTTACAGGGTTAGGATTTGCAACAAATGAATTAGATGCTTACATCATCAAAGATATTAGACCGAGTGGGCAGCCCTTAAAAAATGTTCTTGATCGATTGATTGAATTTACTGAAGGAAATTGGCGCGTCGGTCACGTAGAAGCAATGTTACCAGCAGTAACTGCAACTTTTTACTATGTCTCTGTAAAAGAAGCGTTGAAAGAATTGCAAACCTTAGGCATGGAATTTGTCTTTAGGTGTTCTTTGAATTCTGATGGAATAAAGGATAAATGGATCGAAGTATATGAACAAATTGGTGAAGAATCGAATACACGTTTTGTATATGGTAGTAAAGCATTAACAGTTGTAAGAGAGATAGATCGAAGCTCAATCTCAACTTCAATGATAGGTCGCGGGCGAGGCGAAGAGGTCGGCGACGGATACGGTAGAAGAATTGAATTCACTGATGTTGAATGGAAAAAGTCGAATGGTGATCCTTTAGATAAGCCTAAAGGCCAAAATTGGCTTGAAGATCCGGAAGCAACTCAAAAGTATGGGATACCACAAAAAGATGGATCAATGAGAAAACGAGAAACCGTAGTAGTGTTTGATGATATAGATGATCCAACAGAATTACTTAAAAATACTTATTCAACCTTAATCGATTCTGCTAGACCGTTAGTACAATTCAAAGCTGAAGTCACTGGAGGAGATGTGATAGGAAATACAGTGACTATTCACAGATACGATAAAGGTTATCACTATAAAACTCGTATTTATAAAACTACATTCAATCGGCTTACCGGTCAAACGAATATCGAATTAGGGGATAATTTAACACAAGATGTTAGAAAACAAACGGCTTCTATTGTCAATAATATTAATAGTTTAGAATCTAGCAAAATGACATTTTACGAATCGACAGAGATTGGAAAATATCAAGATGACATTATGCGAGGTGCAGGAGATAATGGCGGTTCTATTTATTGGGTAAATGGAATTGAAGCTGGTGTTAGTGATAGTAGAGAAATCTATGAAACTGTTTATATGGATGGACCTAACATTCCTAGATCACGCTTTTTTATGGTCCAAAATAACTCAGGAATATCTTTCAAACAGTGTAAAAAAGGTGAATGGCAAACAATCCAAGATGTACACAATGGCGATAGCACGACTGCGTGGACGTTGGATGGAACTTTCAATGCTAATTTTATTCGCGCAGGCATTCTGTCTGGTATCCTCGTGCAAGGGGTAGCTTTAAAAACATTTGACGATAAAGATTTCCAATTAGTGGCAGAGGGGGGAGAACTTTCTTTTGAAAAACAAGTCAAGTCTACTGGACTAGATGATGTACATGGAGAACGCTTGGGCTCAATTGTATCTACTTATGGTTCTAAAGGGATTAACGGCTTTGCTGTCTGGAAAGAGCCAAACTATATTTTTTCCATTAATGCTGGGGACGGTGGCGATCGAGGGAATCCTATTTTTCAAATTCCAGCAGATGTTACTGCTGATAAGCGCAAATATAATCTTTATGGTGACGGCAATTTTTCAGAAGGAAATATAACCATAGATGGACGGCTAGATGTAAAAGAACTCTATGTTAACGGTACAAAAATTGACACTAATGGAGGAGGCAATTCCGGAGGGAACGATAACGGTTGGAACGGACAATACCCACCAGAAGTAACTACTGATCGGGATAAACGATATTGGCAAATTTGGGCAACGGCAATAGGTGCCGGTTTTACACAACAAGCTGCTGCAGCCTTACTTGGAAATGCACAAGGAGAATCAGATGCTAATCCAACCGCTGATGAGGGCAATGGCGCACCAGGGTTCGGTTATGGTGTATGGCAATGGACCGATTCTTCTGGCGCAACTAGCGGACGTGTCTACATGATCAATTTAATGACAAAGGCTGGCATCAGTGATGATCCAGACACAATCACGGCACAGTTCAAATTGTTGATGTGGCATGCACCAAATGGTCAATGGATCGCAACTAGCGCTTATCCTTACACATGGACACAATTCATGAATCTGACCGATATCAACACAGCAGCACAAGCATTCGTGGCTAACTTTGAACGTCCACGTGATCCACATCCAGAACGGACGGCATGGTCACAAGAATGGTATGACAAGTTCAAAGATTTGGAAATTCCTGTATCAAAAGGATATATGAAGCCGATTGCGGATCCAATCACAGTGACGAGCGAATTTGGCTGGCGCACTTCTCCAATCACAGGAGCACAAGAATTTCATAACGGTATTGACCTTGTAAATGGAAATCCTAATACACCTATTTTTGCTTCAGCGGATGGCGAAGTGATTGTTGCAGGTGATGCAAATTACTTTGACTGGTATGGAAATTGGACAGTGATTAAACACGCTGATGGAATGTATACAGGATACGCGCATCAAAGCCGAGTAGACGTCTCAAAAGGTCAGAAGGTAACTGCTGGTCAGCAAATTGGACTGATGGGGACAACAGGACCATCCACTGGAGAACATCTTCATTTTCAATTTATGGATGAGTTTTATCCATCTTCTTCAGGTCATTTCCACAATGCAAGAGACTACATCGATTTCTAAAGGAGGGATAGTCATGGCAGAAACGCAGCATAAAATGGTCCTATCCACCACCGAACCAAACAACGGAATAAATTTGGTTCGAATTCGGCAAGGGGATGTTTTAACGCAAAAGTTCGTTGTTGAAGTGGTGGAACATGGCAAACTAAAAACATTCGAGGGCCTAGTGCCGTTTTTTATTAATACAACAAAATTTGGCGAAAACCAACCTGTTGAACAAAAAGTACAAGAATACAGTCCAGCGCAAGCAAGGCTTGTTTACACCTTAAGTGAGCCTGACTGGCAATGGGGTGGTGAAAACACCGCACATTTCAGTTTCCGATCACTTAATGGTGATGGAACTTGGAGTGAACAATTTAGCACACAGGATTTTACCTATCGAGTCATTTCTGGAATATCTAGAAGCCAGTTACGTGACTCTGGCTATGTGTGGACATTTGAGGATTTGCTAAGAAAATTCAAAGATTACATGGATCAGGGCAAAAATGACTGGGAGCAGTGGTTAGAAGATAATCGTGAAATACTGGAAAATATCGATCCAGGTGGTATGATCATTAACATTCTGAATGAAGCTAAAGGCGACTACGAATCATTAGCTGATCGTTTAAACCAAAAATACCAAGTGCCAGTCGGCAGCTCACAAATTAGAGAAACAACACGCTTTTTTGATTACGACACGATGAAATACGTTGACCTAGTGCCGCGCAATTTGAATACGGTTGTCAACAGTGTTAATAACAGCAAATTTAACTTTTCTTTCATTACAGACATTCACGCAGATAATCACAACTTGCGTATAGATGGCGTCGGTTACAAAGATGCTTCTTATTTAAGACATTGGCGCGCAATCCCTCAATTTCAAAAATTAGGGAACAAAACAGATGTGATGATTTACGGCGGAGACAATATCGACGGCGGACTTGGTTCACTCGGCAGCGATATAGGCATTATTGATGAATGGAGCGCGCGACATTCCATGTTAGGCACGCTCAAACGCTTCACTAACGCAGCGGTAGCAGGACAAGAAAAACCGGTTATTATCTGCAAAGGGAATCACGACGCTTGTTTCGACCCCGCGTGGCGCAAGCGAAAGGGAATGTTATGCAACGCTGACTTCGAAGAGTATTGGAACGGTTTGTACGGTGGCGTGTTGTTCCCAGATAAAAACGCAGCAATTTACCGTTTCGATACTTGTGATTTTTATGAAGGCGGCACAGGTGACAAGTACACGGACGGTTACAGCGATACAGCGCCGGGAGCTTTCAGTGCCAAACAAATTAACGCTTTCGGAGAATGGTTAGTGAACGTTCCGAGAAACTATCATGTGGCGTTAGTAGGACATACGCCTTTAGGTCTCAGCAAGTTTCCCGTTCGCAATGAAAACATGATTAGCACGTTGATAGAAGGGTTTAAATCTGGTAGTCCGGTAACTATCGATTGGTCTAAATTAGGACAACCGAATGACGGTTCGTTCGGCGGATTAAAGACCTTCGCAATGAATACAAAAGGCGCCGGCGTTGTAGTAGGTTATTTCTGCGGGCATTGGCACGAACAAGTCGAAGGGGCGTTTGGGACAGTAAAAATGATTCTTTGCGACGTCGGCTTCTCTCATACAGCTAGCCAAGTTGATACACCGGATGAATTAGCGTTTTATAAAATAGAAGTTGACACAGCAACAAGAAAAGTGACAAGCAAAGGCGTAGGGCGCGCGAGAGACTTCACTTATAACTATTAAGGCGGTGAACAATTAAATGTTAGATTTTCAAAGCAAACCAAATATTTTTGAAGAAATGAGTTATGAAGAGGCTGTGAAATGGTTATTGCGTCAAGCGGCTATCCATTACGACGGCTCGGATCACGACGCGCACGTCCTAGCTACTGAAAGCAACGCGGGCTTTGCTACACCAGAAACAGTTATGCAAGCGCGTGGGCGTTGGTTACGCGATTATAAGTTGCCACAAAAATATCCGAACATCTTGGATATTCCACCCGGAAAATACGCAACCAAAGCCGGATGGGGTGCAGACAACCCCGGCGGGATTGAAGATGATAGTTTTGTTGAAATGATGGTATTCGCGGATCACGATTTGAGAAAATTAATCGTCGCTTTTGCTCGTTATAGCGGCGAAATTTACATCAAAATGACACATAACAGCGAACCGGTAGAGGGTTATAACTCGTTAGGTTGGCGGCGCGTTTACACTGCTTCTGTTCTTTTTGAAGGAGAATTAAGAAAAGGACAATCAGTCAATCTGCCAGATGATACTTTCCGTTACCAAACGCTTCGTATCCACTACACAGACGGTGACGGAGACTTTGTAGAAGAAGTGAAACGTCAAAGATACGCGCGGATTACAAAAGCTAATTTATGGAACAAGAGTGCAGGAATGACGTTGATCGAGTTTGAACTGACAATCGAAGCGCGAAAGATAACGATGTCAAACGGCAGAGCTTTAGATATTTCATCCGGCAATGTTTCCAATCCCGCAATGGGCAACGACGTGAAAATAACTAAGATTGAAGGTGTGAAATAATGGCGCATGTCATCAAAAAAGGCTCTATCAAAGTACCTACACAGCCGAAAGACTATGATTTGCAAGCAACGGGGCTTGTATTTAAATCATACGATAATCAAATAGCGTTAGAGTTCAACGTCGAACAACAGAACGGCACACCGGCGGACTTGCTAGGAGCTAACTTGCGCTTGTTGATGTTTATCTATGATGAAGTAGATGGAATGATCACGAAAGAGCCAATTCCTTTTATCACGAAAAACCTCATCACTGAAAGCTTCTTGAATGGACAGGTCGTATATATCTTGCCAGAAGCGATGAAAGCTTATAACGGTATGGTGGAAGCTTATGTTTACATCGAGTATCCAGACGGATCAACAAGTGATAACTTAGGCTTCACCTTCCGTATGAAGCGTTCAGCAATCGACGGACTAGCGCAAGATAAAGCAGACTACTTTATTGCAGACTTTCAACAATTACTTGATGGAGTCAAACAAGAAGCAACAGATGCAGTAAATGAGGTACTAGCAAAGGTTGAGGCTGTTTCTAAAAATGTTAGTTCAGCGCAAAATGATCTAACTATACTTGAAGACCGTATTGATCAAACGAACCAGCAAATCGGCGATCTCGGCAAGCTGAAAAAGATGTACAGTAACAGCATCGACTTCGGGGGCTATGATTATAGTGGGAATCCGAATTTAATGTCCAAACTAAAATCGAGCGATTTTAACGTTGGTTACCACGGGTCACTAACTTCGGATAACGAAAAGCTACATTTTACTTCTGATGGTACAGGAAGCATTATTATGTTTACGCGTATTAATACACCTCAGCTTGCTAGTGGGAAAACCTATACTCTGAGTGCGAAAGTTCGATTTGATGAAGGAACTACAGGAGCTATTGATAAATTACGTTTGGTGTATCGTACATCACCAGGAGAAAAGATATTATTGGAAGCAAATAGTACAAATATTACAACAGATGATGTAGGGAAAGAAATAACAATCAAAGGTACAGCTAACGTTAATTATCAAATCACAAATTTAGATCGATTTTATATGAGTATTAGCTTTGTTGACAGGGATAAAATAAATGGCGGATTTAAGTTGTACGACATCAAAATCGAAGAAGGCTCAACAGCCACCCCATATCAGCCAAACTTACTTGATGACCCTTACTGGCTAGGTAAAGCGCCTTTGGGTGAGAATATTGCTAATAAGTCTGTTACGTTTCCAATCAAATCTAGCGCCTACAGCCTATACCAAGCTAACATGGAAGAAGAATTTGTTTTAGGTCAAACCTATACAATTACCATGAAGGCAACCAAACCACCTATCCAAACGTTCATTGTTTACAACGAGGATAGTGGAGATTATAGATATGGTAACTTAGAGCCAGTAGAAGGGTTAGTTGATACATGGGGTCTGACTTTTACACCGCAGAAGGTTGGAGTTAACTACCCCAAACGGTTAACTATTATCCAGTATCCCCAATCAACAACAGGTGCATGTCAAATTGACTGGCTCAAGATCGAAAAAGGCGACACACGAACCCCGAATATTAGTCAGTTTAAATACTTTGGTGAAGGCTTGAAAGACAGTAACAATCCCAATGATTACAGTTGGGATGTCACACCTGAATATACTGAAAAAGGCTTGAATGATGCTGTTAATGTGTATGATCCTCAGAGAGTTGAAGGTTTGAAAAACTTTGCCGATGGTATTCAAATAGCAGGAGATAAAGTGATCAGTGAAAATGATTGCACTGTTTATACATTAACTAAAGACAACAGTCAATCGTTTATCGATGGGTATGCAACATTTATTAAACACGGAAAAGAAGTTATTGTAAATGGTACAGTAAAGTTCAAAAAAGCTTATGCTTTTGGTGTACCACTTGATGATGAAGTCCCAGATGAATTTATTGCAAGAATTGTTCATGGCATGTTAGTGGGATCTTCTGGCGGAAATAGCGTTGCAAAAGCAATGTATGTACGAAAAGATTTAGGAACAATTGTGACAAATAGCGATTTTGTTGTAAACGAATGGTTTACATTCAACGGTCATTACTGGGTAGGAGGGAAATAAATGAAAAACATTTGGAAATATGGACGAACAGGTGGAGAGTATGCTGGACAAGTGCTTGATGATATGGTTATGACTGTTCCATTTACCGATGTTCCACCACTCGAAGGAATTCGTACTGATGGCGAACCGCTAACGATTGCTGATCAGATGTTTGATCCTAAACTGAACCAATGGATTGTTTTAGTGAATGTACTAGATCACAACGATTTAAACAATCTCAAAGCGATGTATGAGTCGTTAGAAAATGAGAACGGCGATTTAAAACAGCTCAACGCCAAACTCATGCTAAACAATGTAGCAATTAAACAGGAAAATACTGCATTGAAAGAAAAAGCGGATAGTTTAGCACAAATCAATTCAAAAATGATGCTTGCTTCGTTACAAAATAGCAAAGACATTTCAGAAATTAAAGAGCAACTAAATCCAGCTTCAAAGGGAGGTGAGTAGTATGTTTAGTTTTAGCGATGTGAAAATGATGTATGATTGGGGCTGTTTTACTGACGATCAAGTTCGACTATTCGTTCCACTATGCATTACAGACGAAGAAGCAGATAAAATCATTAGCAAAGAAGAGAGCGCATCTTAATTGATGTGCTTTTTATTTTGATTCAAGGAGTTGTCACATGATTAATTTAGGAGAATGGGGAACAATCGCAGGATCAATCACTGCAATTGTTTCTTTGATTTTATTAGTAATAAGACCAGTCACTGCATCTTTCTCGAAGATTACTGAAACTCTTTCAAAAGTAAGTCACAATTTAGATTTGCTGACTAAAGATTTAGAATCGAGCAAATCAGATCGATTGATGATTCATGAAGAACTAAAGAAACACGATGAAAGATTAGATACACATGCAGAAAAATTGGTAGAACACACACAACAAATTAAAACTTTATTTAGAGAAAGATCTCGGTAAAAAAGAAAGGAGTTAAGAAGAAATGATTTTACCCGATAAGTATTATCAAATCATTAAATGGACAGTTTTAACAGTATTGCCAGCTGCTTCTGTGTTAGTAGCAACGTTAGGGAAAGCCTATGGATGGAATGGAACAGATATGACAGTTCTGACTATCAATGCAGTAGCGACGTTTTTAGGTGTTATCACTGGTGTGTCTGCATATAACTTAAAAAAATAGGAGGAAACAAATGAAAAAGAAAATTACTATTACTGCAATGAGCCTATTAACGGCTCTTTTTTTATTGCCAATTAATGGGTTTGCCTATACGATCAACAATGAATTTAATTTAGGTGTAAATGAAGGTAGCTCACAAGTAGCGAATAATCAGTATATTTTACTGCATGAAACGGCTAATGAAACAGCAACAGGACGTAATGAAGCGCAGTATATGCAACGTTCATGGACTAGTGCTTATACTGCTTATATTGTGGGAGATGGCGGAATTGTTTACCAAGTTGGACAACCTGGTTATGTGCAGTATGGGGCTGGTTCGTATGCTAATGCCAACAGTCCTGTGCAGATTGAGTTACAACACACACATGATAAAGCAACGTTTGAGAAAAACTACAAGGCATACGTTGAACTGGCTAGAGATTCAGCAATAAAATATGGTATTCCATTAACATTGGACACCTCTTATAACCAACCAGGAATCAAATCGCATTTATGGGTAACACAAAACATTTGGGGCGATCATACAGATCCTTACGGTTATCTTTCTGAAATGGGCGTAAGTAAAGAAAAATTAGCATATGATTTAGCTCATGGATTTACCGATGAAAATCCAACGACTTCAGATGATAAACCAGTCATTGATCCAACTAGAGCAGGTGCTGCAAATCCTACACTAACAGATGGAACAAATTACGCCCACATTGATCAGTTTGGAGAAATCGAAAACGCAAACTTGCATGTGGCTGGATGGCACATTGCTAACTATAAGTATGAGTATATCTTTATTATGGATTACAACACTGGCAAAGAGTTAGTGCGAGTAAATGCTAATGGCGTTTCACGCCCAGACGTAAACCAACCCTACGGCACTTATGGTAATGTTGGCTATCATGTTTCTTTCAATATGCGTAATTTTCCTAATAAGAAAGTCTATGTCATGATGCGTGCAACGAATGATCCAGAAGGGAACACTAAAGGCGGAGCACAAGATTTTCATGATAAGCGCTGGTATTTGAATATTCCGCAACGATAAAAAATAGCCCCTCGATGATGTGCACCCCAAAAGTTAGACTAGAAATCTAATTAAAAGGGGTGCTTTTTTTGCGGAAATATACATTTGTTTTTAAG